CCATTTTTTGCTAAATTGATTTTCATCTGCTCCACCGTCTTTTTGTCCAAAGATTTCAGGGTATAGGTTAGTAAGTCGATTTCTAAACGCCAAAAAAAAAGCAACGCACCAAATGCGACATCGCTCGGCATTTCCCTAAAAGCTTCGTTTATTTCCCCTTTGTAGGGTGCTATCAAATATCGGTTACCTTGCCCCTCTTTTGTAATTGGGCGATACAATACCGATAAAACTTTGTAAGTATCTTTCGGTTCCTTTTGGTAGGTTTCTATGTCAATAAATTCGCCCGTTGTTAAATCATCTAAATTAGGCACAAAACCATATTTAATTCCCTTGTATTCAAACGTCGGTTGCAATTCGGGGGATTCACTTAAAATGTTTTTGATATGCTCAATTGCCTTGTTTAATACCTTTAATGGCAAACGTGCGGTTTCTTTATTTGTAAGCCCCAAAAAGATAGAAACGGCTTTTATGGCTCGTTCGGTTTCCTCTAAATGCGGGAGCGAATTGTATTCAACCATCTTGTAAAGGGGTACTTCACTTAAATGGGTTGGTATTGTTATTTCCATACTTAAATAACGTATGGATTCCCGAATGTTTTAAACGGGCTTTTTGACCTTGCCGATAACCTCGTGACCTCGGTAGTTTTTAAACACCCCATCCACGACAACGGAAAAAAGTTGATCGCCAGTAAGGTAGGCCGCATGAACTTTACCCAATGCTTCCCTTCCGTCGTTTTGAATAACTCGAACCCAATTACCTTTCCTGATGTTTGTGTGTTTCATTACTGCGCCTCCCAATACTTTTTTATTATCTGGTCTTTTAACTCGACCTTTATACCTTTCTTGAAAAGCATATTTTGCACTTTTTGGTATTTGCTACCTTTCTTATCCCATTTGGGAAACTTACTGCCATACTCGTCGTGAGTCATTTCCCACGCTATACTTGCGTGAAATGGGTTATCAAATAATAAGTGTTCAGGAATATCGCCACACTTGGCAACAAGCACACAACTATAATGAGGGCGTTCCTCGTTAAACAACTGCTGCACATCAATTAACTTTTTCATTTTAGATTAGTCATTAAGTATATCAAACATTCGGTTTCCTCTTGCTCACTTGCAAACTTTACATAGCGCATAGCCATCTCGATTTTTTCCGCCTTTGTGCCAAATTGCTGCTTGGCAACTTGCAAGGTGTTATACCAATTTAAACCAGTCGTAACCGCTCCGCTATGAGCCATTTTTAAAATGTCGTTTGCAGACCATTCTTTTGTATTTTTAAATCCTTTATTCATATCGCTACCGTTTTGCATAGTTCAAAGATAAACCTATTTTTTATATTTGCAAAATAAAATACAAATAAATTAAAAATAATTATCTCACGTCGTAATTACCAAAGTTGCGCTTCAATCCCAACGCTTCCATTTCGTGGTATCTGAACGCATCCAAGCCGTGATCGACACCAATGGGGCGATTCATTGCGTTACCGCTTTTGTCCTTTTCCCAAACGTAACCCCGCAATTCCTTAATTAAGTCCGTGCTGCGCTTGGTAACTAAATATGTTTGTTCTTGCATTACCTGAATGCCGTATAAAATCGAATCCTTCCCCTTTGTCACGCCTCGAATCGTTTTACCATATCGCCTAATTTCCTCGATGCTTTTTGGTTCGGCTGAATCCGCATAACAAATAACACCGCTTTCAATGTGCTTGGCGATTTCACTATTCATCATTCCAGTTCGATATAAAACTTGATCAATAATCCTTTGACCGTTGTAATTATAAACCGCTACCAATGCCGTCGGGTCGTTGCTATATCCAAAGTCCAAGCCGTAACCAATTAAACGAGCTTCGCTTGGTATTTCGTCGATTAGTTGGTAGTTGCTAAATACTACGCCCTCGATATTACCTATTTCACCCAAGCCATAAACCCGCCACCAATTCGCCCAATATTCGGAAGTCTTTGCTTTTTCCCGTGCCTTTTCTATTTCCTTAACAATGGATGCATCCAACGCCTCGTTATCTTTGTAGGTTAAAACTACCATTTCAGAATCGGCATCCGATTTAAGTTCGGTATCCACCCAAAATTCAGTAACTGGGTTGTAATCTAGGTATATGAATCGCCTCGTTCTTATGGCAAGTTGATAGTAGGATTCCCACTCGATGTTATTGCACTCATTAATGAATAAAACGTCACGCCTTGCACCCCTTAATTTGTCGGGTTGGTCTGCGCTAAAAAACTCAATAAATGCCTCGTTGCTAAATGTGTATGTAAGCGAACTTTTATTCCAATTCTGCTCTTTGTACATGCCTACCATTTGCAATATTTTAAGAAAGTCACGAATAGCACCACGGCGAAGGTGCGGTATTGATTCAGCCACGATGCTAATTTCTACACGGGCATTCTGCACCGCATAGGTTATAAGCATTGGAATAATAGAGAACGTTTTGCTTGAACTTGTACCGCCACGCACAATTCGGACACGTTTCCGCATCTTTCCGATTTTCTTTTGTGCGCTCGTGGTTTGTAGCATTATTTCTGCTCTTCAATTAACCACTCTAAATATACCTTGGCTTTCTGCAAATCTTCAACGCCGTTTTTGCGGTCATAACGCCAAAGGTATTTCATCGCATTGCCTTTGAGATAACCCAAATATTGCTGGTGTGACATTGAGGCCTTAATGGCTGCGATACATTCGATTTCTCCTTTGTAATGTTTTGGGCTTATATTACTCATTTTTCTACGTCTAAATTAATACCCGTGAATATCGGTTGCTCCCCAGTATGTTCGATTTGCTGGGTTGGCATTCCATAGCCCGAATCCATCAACTGCTTATAAGCTGCAACGTCGCCGTTCCTTGCCTTTTTCAATAGGGCTAATGTCATCAAGTCCTCTTGACTTAACTTCTCATCTTCGCCCGTAATCGGGTTCTTTGCGGACTGGATTGTTTCCAACCACTTCCGTGCAATCGTGCTTCGGTTTTTGCTCCCTTTCGGGCGGCCGTTGGGGTTTCTTACTTCCCCTTTTTGGGGTGGTGGTATAAGGTTTTGTTCGTTAGCCATATTCTCGAATTATTTTCCAATTATTTTTCGTGTTTAAAAATTATCTTTCCGTTTGGTGTGACTTCGTGGTGTTCGTCGTCGGCAATGGTGGCTTTTTCGATACCTAAAACTCGGTAATGTATCGACTTTAAAAAATCTTTGTATTGCTTTTTATCTCCGTATTGTTCGTGGCACGATCGGCAAAGTGCCTGAATATTTGTAATGGTGTCTTTATCGCCTTTGGGATTTCCGCCCATTCCTTTCGCTTCGATGTGGTGCAAATCCACGGCAACTCCATTACATACCTCGCAATAGATTGTGTCGCTGGTATCGTAACCGAAATGTTTAAAATATATTTTAGTGTGATTTTTCATTGGTAAGGGAGTAATGGTATTGGCATCCAGTAGGTAACTTCGTTTAATGGTTCGCCCGTATGGGCCTCAAACCAATTACCCTCGTCGTGATACCCGACATAAGCCACATCGTTTCCCGCCTCAAATACAAGTACGGGGGTGAAATCATCGGGTAGGGTGTTAATCGTGTTGCGATATGCTTTCATAAGGGTGTCCGTTTCTTGTTATTTTTAAATCGGGGTCAAGTTTAATCATTCGGTCAATGATGACTTGGCAATACTTGGGGTCTAATTCCATTCCGTAACATTTGCGTTTAAGTTGGTGTGATGCTACCATTGTTGTACCGCTTCCCAAATATAAATCAGCAATTAAGTTTCCTTGATTACTCCATTGTTCTAAAAACCAACAAGCCAATTTAATTGGTTTTTGCGTAGGATGTACTTTGTTTTTTGCATCTTGTTCACCACTAAATAATGTGTTATTAAACCTTGCGATTTGCCTTTTATGTTTTGATTTACTCCAACACAATTCAAACGCCGAACCAATCATTTTATCAAATTTTTCTTCAACTCTCTTATCCCATACAATCCAACTACCTTGATTTTTATTGGGTAACAATTCCGCAAAGTAATCTGCACCCCATATAAAAATTTCCTTACAATCATTAAAACACGCAAAAATTGTATCAATTAATTCATTTGTAAAATCATTGTTATCACCCTTCACATTGTCGTATTTTTTTGCTTTCCCCATTCTATTAGAATCAGGCAACTTGGAGTAATCAGTATCAAGGTGCATTCCATACGGCGGGTCAGTAAAAACCATATCCGATTTTTCGCCATTCATTAACTTTGCAACCGCATCGCTATCGGTGGAATCCCCACAAAGTAATCGGTGTTCGCCTATCTCAAAAAGGTCGCCAATTACTATATCCGTTTCTATTGTTTCAGGTGCTTGGTAGTTATCTTCCACCGCTTCAATTTCGGTATCTTCCATCTCAATAGGCAAGTCCAAGCCCCAATCGCTTAACTGCTCAATTTCCCATTCATTCGCTAACTGCTCCCAATCCCACTCGCCGAATCCGACGTTGTCCTTTATGATAAATTCCTTTTGTTGTTCGTCGGTTAATTCACTTGCCACAATAATAGGCACTTCTTGCAATCCCGCTTCGATACACGCCTTTAATCGCATATTCCCGCCCAAAACTATATTATCCGAATCCACGACAATCGGGCGAAGTTGCAGCATCTCGGGGAAATTCCGAATACTTTTTACCAACTGGGTGAATTTGTGGTCTTTAATGTGTCGGGGATTCGACGGGTTTGGTTTAACCGTCTTTATATCTACTATCTTAATGCTCATAAGTGTTATAGACTTTGTCGATGTCCTCAATCATTTTACTCCATTCCCGTGGGTTACATGTGCATGGGCGGTATAACTTCCTCGATTGGAATATACGGCTCCAAATTGCACTAACTTGATCGGCCATATCTTTACTCAAATGCGTTGCACCTTGGCTTTTGAAATTCTGCCACCAAAAGAACTCACTTTCATTCAGGCAAAGCGGTTGCCGTTTGTACGGAAATAGTTTATTTAACTTTTCCTTTCGCTCATCGCAGCCGCAATCCTCGCCTAAAGCAAACTTAACAAGCTTTTCAATACCCGTGGCCTTCGTTACCTTGGCTATCGTGTCGCCCAACCCTTGCGATGGCCTCTTTTTCGGTGAGCGCTTCGCAGTAACTTTGATATTTTCCATAGTTTTCGTATTTAATTAAATTCTTTGCGTTCATTAATCGGTTAAAAATAGAGTGTAACGGTATGCCAGTTCGCTTTTCTATTTCCCTCATGCTCAATTTATAGACAAAATGCAATTCCAAAAGCATTTGATCGTAATCACTCATTTTATCAATCGTCGTTTTGATGTTTGCCATTAACCCTTCGTACTCCCGTTCGCAATCGTCGGGGGGTAAAATGGGGTCGAATAGTAACTCATCGTAATGCTCACGTTTTGTTTTGCGATGTGCATCTACAATTTTGCTTCGTAGTATCGTAAAAATATAGAACGTGTTTACCTCGCCTTCCTTGTGTTCGATGCGTTCGATTAAGGTGATATTTTCGCATAACTTTAAGTACATATCTTGAACGATGTCTTCAGGCGATTCGGCGCCAAGATAGGCGGCCATTTTTACCCACTCATTGTTGCGCTTCGCTATCACTTCAATGGTTAGCACTCATCAAAGTTATATTTTATTTTGCAAATAATCATTAATGCCGTCTTTAAATTCATCCATTGAACGTACAATAATGTATTTATAACCTCGTTCCGTTGCGATTTTCTCAAATTCCTTTTGTTTATCCGACTGCCTTCCCTTTAAAAGTTTAACTTCAATCCATAACCCGTGATAATTTCCCGACGCTTCCATCAAAAAAAGGTCGGCAACTCCAGCCCTTACGCCCTCGGCTTTTAGTATCGCTCCAGTTATTGCGCTGCGATTTCCGCCGTTGGGGATGGCGCAAAGGAATCTTTTGGGGTAAAGGTAACCGAACCATTTTACCATTGATATTTGAAGCTTTGATTCACTCATGGTGCAATCGGACTAAATATCGGTGTAAGGTCATCTTTTAAAACAACCTTGGTTTCGTCTGCAAATTGCACGGTGGCCGTTTTATCGTCAAATTCTAACACCTGACCTATTCGGCTTCGCTCCGATAACTTGGGGCGGTACGCTACCATCCGCCCTTTGTTAATATGCTGCTTGTTCCACTTATTTTCCATTGTTATCGCCGAATGTTTCGTTGTAGTATTCCTCCGCTTCCTCTTCGGTAGCGCCACCAATATATCCGCAAGATCCTACCGCGTTGATTATCTCTTCCTTGTGCATTGCTTTGGCTTTTTCATTTTCATTATTCATAATTAAGGGAATGCCTGGGCCAAAGCATTTTTTATATTGATCAATCAACCATTCCACGCTACTTTGTTTATTGTTGCTCATTTTTTAAATAGTTAAATAGTTGGTTTTCCTTTGGGTACATTTTTTCACTTGATAGGTAATTGTGAACGTTTTTAATGGCATGAACGACGGTGCTATGGTCACGATTAAACAACCTCGATATTTCCATCAATTTTAGCCCCTTTTCATATCGAAAGTAATAAAACAAAATGTGCCTTGCAATTACTATTTCGTGAAGTCGCCACTTGCCTTTCAAATCCGTTACGCTACATCCGACGAAATCGGCGGCCTTCTGCATTATATCCTCATTGTTTTGGGTATAAGTGCGCTCAGGTGCTGCCTCACGTTTTAAAGCTATCAATTCCAGTCGCAACTTTGCCACTTCCTTTTTATGTCGTGTTTTTAATTCATCGATTTCCTTTTGTAAGGAATCAATTTTGCGCTCCGCCTTGCCTTCGTAACGGGTATATTTAACCTTAATTTTAAGGTATTCTGCGTATAAATCAGTATGTTCAGTTATCATTATTTGCACCCTCCAAATATGCCATCATTAACGCTGCCTTTTGAACCACGACTTTAGGTAAATGTTCCCGCTTTACTTTGTGATCGCCAATTAAAGTTTTGGAACTAATCAAATTGTATGCCTCACGGTTGGAAATAAACTCCAAATACTTTTCATAATGGCTTTTTTTAACCTTTGTGGGTGGCAATTCATCCCACGCCTTTGCAAACACGCTGGGGAATACAACGGCCTTATGGTTGGCGGTAACCTCGGCAAACATATTTTTCACAACCTTTTGTAAATCGGGTGGTTCTACCTTTGGGGCTTCTATTGCGATGTGTTGGGCTTTTGGCTTCCGTTGTAGTATGTGCCTATTGTTTTCGATATACTCGTTTAAAACGTCTGAAATCCACTTTATATTGCAAATCTTTGTCGCCCTTACTTCCGAACGTTTCAACATCCACATCGTGAAAGCGTTTTCCAACATCTCGAACGGGTAACGGCCGAAACCCAATCGCAATAGGTTTATAAATTCTTTCGCTTGGCTTGGTGGCTGCATTTCCACCAAATCGCAAAACTTTTTTATCGTCGCCGCCAATTCTACATCTGGGGTGTCTGATATGTATTTTAGTTTTTGTATTTCCATACTGCAAATATATCTTTTTGTTTTTACAAATTAAAATAATTTGGTTTGTTTTAAAAATGAATCTAATCTATCCTTGCATATATTTATATATGATTCACTCATTTCGCTTCCTATAAAATTCCTATTTGCACGAATACACGCCTCGGCCGTGCTACCCGTGCCCATAAATGGGTCATAAATCAATCCACCTTCTGGGCATCCAGCCAATATTGGCTTTTTAATTAATTCATCATTATAGGCGGCATAATGTTTATTTGATGATGGCTTTGTTGTTATATCCCAAAAATCTGATATTGTGCCTGGATTTTTACCACGATTAATATTTTTATTAATATCATCAGTTTCATAGATTACATAAGTCATTTTATTATGCATATACTCAAATTCATCATCCCAACTATCCAAATAATCTTTAATAATTTCCCAATGTGCAACTGATGGATATGCAAATCCTTTTTCATCATTGCGATACCAATGTTCAATTGTTGTTTTTGGAATATTTATGCTTTCAGCCAAAACATTCATTTTAATTCGATTTCTTAAAAAAGTGACAAACTCTTTTTGTGTTGGCAAGTTGGGTCTTTTTTCAATTAAATTTTCACCACGGTTTTGATGCATTCCTTGACGATGTTCTTTTTCAATATCAATAGTTTCATACTTGCTTTTTGGTATTAAATGCGATTTGTCACCTTTGAAATTATTTGAGGTACCTCCCTCTTGCCCAGTAAAATTATACTTATACCTTTGAATAGAAACATCTTTTATTTTATCTCTAACAACATCTAAGTCAAAAAAATACTTTTGAGATTTCACCATAAAGAAAAAATATTCGTGTTTTTTTGAAAATCTATCCGTACAACTTTCGGGCATTCCGTTTCTTTTTGCCCATACGACATCATTACGCATAATCCATCCTCTTTCGATACACCCTATGGCAAAACGATGAGGCAATAACAAAAGACACTTTGTTGAACTTTCATAGGTATCTCCTAAATTAATCCAACAAGTACCCGTTGACTTTAACACACGATAAATTTCATCCATCATTTCCCAAAGATGATTTAAATATTGTTGATAGGTTGGCTCAAGCCCCCATTGACCATCATACCCGTAATCACGCAACTGCCAGTATGGTGGTGATGTAATTACGCAATCCAAAAAATCGTTTGGCATCTTTCTCAAAGTATCCAAACAAGGTTCGTTATAAATTTTAT